GAGGATTGCCTGTAGATGACCGTCCTTCTGCCTCGCATCGTTGCCGAGGTCCATCAGCCGCGTCATGTCGCCAGCGTCCGCCTCTCGGAGGATGGTGGAGACTTGCGTGGGAGTGATGGCTCCGCCGATGCGCTGGAACTGATGCCATAGCGCAAGGTCGGGGATTGCTCTGCCAACCATTGCGGATTGGGACAGCCTTGCCCGCTGATAGACTGCTGGCGCAAAGCCGATGGCCTTCGCGGCCTGCCATGCGATGCGGGTGAGTGCGGACATTCGGTCTAGAATCCTCGCTGGTCTCCCCAGCGGGAGCTGTCAGGCGGCGGTGGTTTTCGGTCGCCGCTCGGGGGCTTCCATCGGACGTGTGTCAGGACGTCGAGTGCGATGGCGTGCATCAGGACGTGGTCGTCATGTGAGCCGGACTCGGCCTGCGCCTTGCCCTTCTCCGTCACCACGAAGTCGCGGATCTCCTGGAGGCTCTCCGCGTCCGGTGTCGACCATGCTTTCGTCCGGTGGGCCTCGTGCAAGGCTTGGAGCGCGGACGATCGGGACGTTGGACTGTTCAGCCAGCCCGGCTTCTCATCTCGCGCCTCGTACACCCGTGTCTGGGTAAATGCGCGCTCGAAGGCTTGCAGGACGGCGTGGCCGTGGTTGTTGCGCTCTACCGCGACCAGCGCGTTGTTGTAGACCGCTGCGAGGCCTGGAGGACCGTAGTCCTTCTCCGGCTTCATGTCCTTGTCGAGCTTGTCTGGGCCGCGGCAGAGGCGCGCGATCTCCCATGTCGAGAACTGACCGCTCAGGGTCGCGACATGCTCCCCGGTTCTCCGACTGAAGACGCCGGCAACGCCAGGGTCTCCGCCTACGCCCTCGGAAGGGTCGATGGCCACCAGGTACTGTTCGCCCGGTGTTGGGTCCTTCCAGATGCGAAGGACGCCTTGGCTGCCCTCGCGCCCGACTTCCTCGGAGTGGATGGGGTCGGACGCGCCGAGCAACAGCTCCGTCGTCCTGGCCTTGTCGAAGTACCGGCGCCCGCTGCTGAGGAAGCACGTCTGCGGGTCAGACGGGTACTCTTGGTCTACGAGGTCTTGACCCTTCTCGGCGACCTTCGCGCGGTACCACTTGAGCTGCTCTTGGCTGATGTTGAAGCGGCGGACGAGGTGGTGCTCGCGGTCCGTCTCAGGCGTTACCGTCTCACCCTCTGCGAGTGCCGTCCGGTATTCCTGTTGCTCAAACCAGGGGTAGAAGTGCGCGCGGTACCCTGCGCGGGCCGCGTTCATGAACAGCCGGTAGTAGGCCGCGCCCGCTCCGCCGACGCCGTTCGGCGTGCTCTCGATGACGATCTCCGTCCCGTACTCCGGGGCAGCTACCGTCTCTAGGATGCCGTTGAGGAAGTCCGTCGCGAAGGCGTAGAACGCCAGCTCGGTGATGTGGACGCGCTGGTACGTCGCGCCGCGGCCCTGCTTCTTTGCGGCCTCTTCGGTGCCGGCTGCCTCGACCACACGAAGGGATGCGTTGCGGCTTGGCAACGTCCACTCGGTGGTGGTCTCGCTGCCGAAGTCGAGGTGAACGCCTTCGGTCTTGAGCGCGTCGAAGATGAGGGAGATCTGCGCGCAGACCTTCTTGAGTGACTGCCGGTCAGGGTCGACCTGGACGAAGACAGCGACGTTCGCGCCGGGCTTGGTCAGGAAGAACCAGACGTCCCGGATGACCTCTTCGGTGGTGAATCCAATCTGGCGGGCCTTCAGCGCAATGTCGCGCTGCGTCCGCTCCGCCATGTACTTGCGCTGGATGGCGTTGGGCTCGAAGCGAACCCGGGCACCAGACTTCGTGGTGACGTCAACGGCTCGGCAGAACGCATCGTAGTCAGTCGCCCATGTCTCCAGGCGGCTCTTCTCCGCCCGGATTCGACTCCTGTCCCTCAGCCTTCGACGCCTCTCCATCTCGGCGGCTGCCTGCAAGCGCAGCAGGGATGATGCCCCGCGAGAGTTGCTCGATCTGCTCATCGGTCAACGTCGTCGGGTCGACGTCCAGATGGACATCAGTGTTCTGCTGCTGCTTCGGAGCATCCAGGCCCCAGAAGGTGATGTACTTCTCCAACGCCCGCTGAGCCTTCTCCCAATGCGGGAGAGACCCCTTGATCGCCTCGGGCCAGACCGCAAGCAGCAGAGCGTTCATCCGCATCTGCGCGACGGTACGAGCCTCGTCCTTAGAGGACTCCGTTGGCCCTTCGGTGATGATGATTCGCTTCCAGGCCCGCAAAGCGTTGCTCGGGCCGCCAAACTTCAACTCATCGCTGATGGCCTGCCAAGTGGCACCACTGAGCGCCATCTCCAGCACCCGCTTATCGCGTTGTGCGGTGGTCAGCTTCTGGGCTCTCCGCCGGGCTTTGCTTGCGGCGCTCATAATCGGTCTTTGTGTGTTCGCAAAAACGTATGGTCACGTATGACCAATTGGGCCTTGCTTGGGGGCCATATGGGCACCGATGTCAGCTTGCACCGATGGGGCCAATCTGTCGGTATCGGTGGCACCATGTGCACAAGAATCGTGCGGTACTGCCTAAGTGCCACTCAGTGATATCCAGCGCTTGGAGCGCGACACACTGGAGACTTGACAAGTTGGCACAAATCTTGTCTAATAGTGCTTGTTCGCGCGTGGGTGTGCGCTGACAGAAGCCTTGGGGTTTAGCCCCTTGTCCTGTACCGCCGACTCCCGGTGATTCACGTTCTCTTCTTCAGGCTGGCTTGGTGACCAGTCTGCGCATACGGCCGGACTCTTCTGCGTGTCTGCGGTACGGCTGGTTGTAGACGACTGCGCCGATGATGCTGTCGAGTCGGACGGTGAGTCGCTGGCCGGTTCCGATGATCCAACCTGAGACGAGGGACGCGTCACCTGCTCCGGGCGGGAGCGGGTTGTCGATTTCGAGGTTGTAGGCGTTGCCGTGTTGGAGGGTGACGGTCAGGAGTTGACCTGGTTTGGTCAGCAGGGCTCGGATGCGGCGGGCTTGGAACTCTCGGTTCTGCTTGGTCATCCTGCGGCGCGCCTCCAAGCTGGTTGCCAGTTGGGCAACTCTGGCCCTTCGGTGAGTCTGTCTTGTTGCCTGACGGCTTGCCTGCACGGGAGGCAGAGCCAGTGTTTCCGTCCGGTCTCGACGTTGCGGACCAGGGATAGGGCTGCTGGGTCCTTGGAGTCTTGGTGGCAGCGCTGGCAGGTGTACATGGGGACGAGCCCGTTAGGGCCCCCGCAGTGCCGGTGGGGAGGCTACTGCCGCGCGGGGTCCGGCGGTGCCGCGCAAGGAGGGACGCGGCTGTAAGGGTTGGGTTCGGTGCGCGGCGTTTGGACGCGAGTGGGACAGTCCCCGTCTCTCACCAGAACCGGTCGCGGCGCCCGGAATCGAACCGAGCCTCTGTCCGGCCAGACCGAGAGCTGAGCTCGGGTGGCGTACATCCGCGTGATGGGCGGGGCGTTGGAGACCGAGACGATCTGCAACGTTGCCCGCTCGCTAGGATGACCTCCGGCGCGCGTTTCGCGTCCCGTCGGCCCTTCCTACACCCATGGGATGTTCGGGGCAAAGCGGTGCGATGTTGGTATAGCCAGGGGCGACACCGACCCTCATTGGCCACCTTTTGGTCGCTCCTGACCAGGCAACTCTGGTCGCTGGGTGGACGATGGGATGGGCAATGCTGCTCTTGGCTGGCCCCAGGAACGTCTTTGCGCTCGTCCGGTGTACTTGGTGTCGTCGGAGTGTTCGCGTGCGCGTCTGGTGGCGTTTTGTGGACTGCCGGCGATGCGGGGAGAGGGCGGCGCTGGACTGGGGTGGCGGGTCGGCCTGATCGCTAGTCCGAGATCGGCACTATCCGCATTCCTGCCGTGGACTTGCGTCGCTTTATGCCTGCTGAGGAGATCGCCCCCTTGACGTCGCGATGGCAACTCTCCGGGAATCCTGGACGGTTCGTTGCTGGCGGAATGACAAAAGAGGAAACCCCGAACCGGGGTGAGCCGATACGGGGTTTCAGGCACTGTTGCCCATCGTCGCGCCTCGGGCCATGGGTCGCCTTGCCTCAAGACCTCGTGCCTTTCTGGCCCAATGTCGACGTCGGGCACCGCACACGGGAGATAGTCTCCGCAGGTTTGGCAGAAGGGAAGCTCTGCGACCCGTTCCATCTCATCGTCCGTCGCGTGCTCGGCGGCGTTCTGCGCCGGGGCCTGCCGGTTCTCTGCGCGGGCCTTCCCCTTGGCCGCTGCGTTCTCCCGTTTGCCGCATGCCGAGCAATGCGAGCGGGCGCCGTTGGTGCCGTAGGGCTTCATAGCTTACCGTCGTCGCCGTCATGAACAAGGAGCGATGGGTCCACAAGCTGAGGCCTGCCCGTGTCCCCGTGCCATGACACCGTCGCCCATGCGACGCCGGCCATAACGAACAGTCTCTCAACTCGCCCGCGCCGGCCGTTGACAGTGACGCGAGTCCCGGCGTTGATTTCTCTGCCGGTCAGACCAAGCCCGACCTCGGCGGCTGAGCAGGCGACATCGAACGCCTCCTCTGGCGTCGATCGTGTTGCTAGGTACTTGCCGCCGTCAGCGTCCAGCGCAACGGTATATCCATCCGGAGGAGATGGGCACCCGCCTATGGTGAAGTGGCTAAAGTTGGCGCGAATCTCACACTTGCGGCCGCGAATGGCCGTGAACCTCGAAAACTGATCCTTGTTCATCGCTTCCTCATCTGCGCGGCCATCGCGCGCCTCTCGTGCCTGTTGCGAGGCATGCCCGTCGGTTGTTCGTATGTGGGGCTTACGTGCCACCTCCCGCTAGTAGCAATCTCGCTGCGCATCACCGTGTAGGCGCCGTCCAAGGCGGGTTCCATTTTGAGTGCTAAGACTTCACCGTTGGCGCCAAGTGTCACCCCAACACACTCCGGATCGTTCCATGTTGCAGCGATGAGCGCGGCGATATCGTCTGCGCTTCCGTGGCTCGGGATGACCCGAAGGAGCCCGAAGGCTGGCTTGGCCTGACGGCGATCTGTCATCGCTAGCCGGGCGGCTTCGCTCTCTCGCACTTCAGCCAAAAGATCGATCACGTACTCCTTCGTCTTTCCCATGTAGGCGCCAAGAATGGCTGCGGATCGTTCGATGTCTTCGGCGCGGACACTAGAACTCATCGGCAGCGAGCCTCCTGAGCAGTTCGTCGTGGTTCCTATTGGTCGCGTCGATGTGCGCCGACAGCCTTCGCGCGAGCGCCACAACATCCGAACGGCAGACCTCGCCATACTCCCAATCGCCGTGCCGGTCACATCCTTCATCGTCTAGCGGACTTGGCCAGCGAAGATGCGCATTGAGCAGTCCTGCGCTCGTCTCCTCGAATGTTCGCCCGCCGTCCAGCGAGATCCACATCTTGTCGCCGCTGAACGCGACGACGCTTCCGTCGAACATGGTGGTGTATGCAAGGCCCATCGGTACGTAGGAAACACTCACGGGTACCACTCCTGAGTTGGGGTTCCACGGCACCAGTGGTGCGGCCGTGGCCCGCCTACGTCCGTCAGTTCCTCCACTGGCACCCATATCTTGCTGAGCGACGGAGTGAACCAGCGCTCCCAGCATCCGCCGATGAGAGCACGGTACCATCGGAACTCCCTAAGAAACTCGATCATCTCTCCACCTCCGCATACCCAACGCCGCCGCAGTGAATGCAGCCAAGGTACTGACCGCAAGGGCACTTCCGACAGAAGAAGCTTCTGCCTTCCTTGGCCATCGCGCGGACCAGCCGCGTCCCGTTGTCCCAGGACCAGATGAGCCGCACCTGCCCATCGGAGCGGTTCAGCTTCTTGGCCTCGTGTAGCGCGGTGTCGATGAGGATGCAGGAGCGCTCTGCCTCCCCTACCCCGACCATCCAAGCGAGCGCGACGAAGATCAAGCGCTCACCCTCATCAACACCTCTGCGAGCATCTCCTTGATGTCCTGTTGGGCCTTGGCGACAGCGACCATGGGGTCCTCTGCGTCGTCGCACACAAGGCCAGGCAGGTACTTCTTCGTCATCGCCATGTCGATGAAGTGGTCGCCGCCTGGGCAGAACTGGATGAGCAGGAACTCCTTGCCCTTGGACTCAAGGCGGACTCGCGCATCGAGGGACTTGAGTCGGCGCTTGGCGCACCGATTGGTCACCCCCCAGACCTTTGCAATCTCCCGCAGGTGGTAGACGCCTTTCATTTGCCTGCCGCCAGGAAAGCGTTACGGGCACGGGTCTCCAGCACCTTGCACTCGATGCGCAGCAACTCTACGAGCGCATCGCGCTCTTCCTTGCCGTCCTTGCTTGGGTGCATGATGCGGAGGTCGAGGGCCTCGGTGGTCGACGTTGTCTTGTCCGCATAGGACATGGCCATGTACACCGGTCGCTTGTCGTCCGAGTCGACAAGGTCCATGGCTTGCCAGACCTCCTCCCGCAAAGGCTCAAGCTTGTCATTCGCTCGCTCGATGCGTTTTCGGAGACGGTCTCGCCGGGCACGAAGCTCTGCACGCTTGTCAGCCTCCTGCTCCTCGTTCATCTGCACTCCGATGTTGATGAGCCTCGAACGCATGGCAGCCAGCTTCTCTTCGGCTGCCTGGAGTTCCGGGGCTCGCTCCCAGAACACACTCTCGGACTTCCTCACCACGCGCATGGTGTGCCGGCGAATCTCTTCCTCCGCGACTTCGCCCCTGGATGCCGCCAGATCCTCTCGGATGCGCTCGGCCGTTTCCGTCATGTCGGCAAGGATGCCGTTCGCCTTGTCGATGGCGTTGTGTACGGGGTGACGAAGAACATCGCCGTACAGGCGGTACAGGATGGTCAACTCCACCGACTGCCCCCTGTCTGCCATCGTCTTGAGCTTGCGCCAGGTCCGCCGGGTCCCGGCGGTGCCCTTGTCCATCACATCAACGAAGTGGTCGCTGTCTCCTGATGTGCTTCTGCCGCCACCATTCAGCGCTTGAAGTAGCGCGCCGAAGTTTGACTTGAGTCCGCCATACCAGCTCTCGTGAGAGCCCCAGTACTCTCTCAATTCGAACTCGACACCGTCCCCAAACTTGCGACCCTCAGCAAGCTTCTCCGCTGCACCCATCTTGCCCCAACCTCCGCGCCTCGCTGCCCGCGCGAAGCACGAGATTGCATATGACACAAGAGTGATTCTTTGACAGTGGGTAGCGAACACTGGCACCCACAATATGTGGGATACATGGGTGCCTATTCGATACTACGGGTTCGCCTTCGCCTGGCCTTCGAAGCTCACCGCATCTACGGCCTCCTGCTCTTCTTGGGTGAGAGTGGCATCCATCCACTCCACATCGTCCCGATGCCCACGTATCCACTCCCCAACGGCGCAGAACACCGCTAGGTCAAGGAAGTTCTTCGCGTCCGACATGCGCCAGGAGTCCGGCGTTCGACTTCCGGCGAAGCTCACCCGACACCAGGGCGAGTTGCCTCCCGGCCTGAACTCGACGCCGTCAACGCTCGCGTGTTGGTAGGTCGTATGTCGACGCCCATCAAGGCTGGCGGATAGGGTGTCCGCTGCTTCGTCGTAGGTCAGTTCGACTCGGCGGGATCGGTTGTGAATGGATTCACATTCCGGGACCAAAAACTCTTCACTCTCTACCCGAATGTCTCCGTTGGAAATCATGGCGTAGACGGCCTCGATCTGCTCTTTGGTTGCGCTCATCTCCCCGTCCTTTCCAACGTCACCGAGTCAACCTCCCAGGTGTCCTGCAAGTACCCTCGAACGAATCGGACGATGCTCCCCTTGGCCCTTGCCCGCTCAACCGTCTCGCTGCGCAGGGCAGGACTTGGTGGGGCGTCTCCCTCATCCATCTCCAGCACCAGAACGGGCGGAGCCACTTCGAGTATTGGGCTCTCGGTGCGTTGGCCCTTGATGCATTCGCTGCACCTTGGCGGGGTTCGTACCGTCGGCAGCGTCTCTTGCCCGGTGCCTTCAACGAAGGTCTTCTGAGGCTCAATGTCGGCGTAGTGGATGAACCTTCGCTGGCCATCAAGGTCCTTCCCGCAGTGGCCGCAGCGCCCCTTCACCATCGCCATTCGCTGCCACTGCTCACCGTTGCCGAGGGGGTCCGGGAAGTAGCTATTGATTCGGTACACCGCCAGCGACCTCACCAGTGGGTCGAAGCGGATCTCCTCTCTCATGTATTCGTTCGTCATGCGGCCTCCGGTGGCGTCGAGTCATTGGCGGGCAGGTAGCCCAGTTCGGTCAGGCGGGCCCTGGCTCGGCCTACAACGTCGTTTCGGATGAAGCCTGCCCCTGAGTAGATGGTTCCGAGCGCGGTCATTCCAATGCCCAGTGAGGCGGCGCAGCGCTCCTCTGTCGTTGTCGCCCGGTACTTGCGGCAAGCCCTGTAGACATCCTCTGGCACCTTCATCATGTGGAGCTTGCCCACTACGCGTACTCCTTTGCGAGCTTCCGAGCATGGTAGATGCTGCTGTTTCGGCGGAACTTGGCGTTATCAAGTTCCTGCTCCACCTTCTCCACTTCTGACAGTGCGCGGTCGAGGTCCTTCAACTCGCCGATTGCCTTGCGTAGTTGGTTGGCAAGACACCGGATCAGTTGGTCATCGTTGAGTTCGTGCATCCCGAACTCCTTCATGATCTCTTCTCGCTCTGTCATGGTGCAACCGCCTTTGCGCTCATGGTTCGGTGACGACCCGTAAAGTTGTTGAATCGACCGCATCCAACTCTCTCGGTTCA